GGGGCTCCCATTTCTGGATACCTAACAGTTCTGTGAGGTCTGTGCCCTCTTCAAGCCCTTGAACCTTATCCTTGATAGTTTCCTCCCATAGAGGTAGCAGAAGACCTTGGGATACTTGATTTCTTAGTTTCACGGTCTTCAGGCGTTCTCCCTCAACTTCGTTGTAAACCTTCGGGAAATGGTCTGGTTTGGTCAGGAACGGGGCTACAGCCGTTGGAATCCAAGAATCTACCTCAAAGTAGCAGGCTAGGTCTCCAACTTCATAAAGACCCTTCTGGCAAACTACCTTCCAGCCCTTGATTGTGGCCACTTCAATCTTATCTGCATCTGGAATAGGGTCCAATGCTAGAACCTTTTCAATGCTTGCTAGAATTCTTTCCATCTTATTCTCCTAAACAAAAGAACTCCCTTAGACTACTAAGGGAGTTCCATACTTACTTCCCTTTTTCTTAACGGTCTCCCAAGCTCTTAGCAATTTTCTGGATGGCTGAGAGGGCATTACCAACCACCGAAGGAGAAGGCTTGGCACCCTCACGCTCAATGTGGAAGAAAGCGTTAAGGCTAAGGTTCATGAAATTGGCAACGGTCAGAGCAGTGAGGCCAGCGGCCAAACGAGCCCTACGAACAGGGTTGGTGATGCCAGTGATGATGTGGTTACCCTCTTCTTCAGCAAGCTGGTCTGGATCGGGGTCAAAGTCACAATGGCATTCATCGGGCTCATACCCACATTCCTGGCAAAGATCCTCAGGATTAATGGAGTCATCACCTTCAAACTCATCATCCCAATCTGCAACGGAAGAAGACCAAGCCTCATAACGCTGGACATCGGTTCCGCCGTACTCCTCAACCACTTCATACTTGCAGCAGCGGCCCTTGGCGAAATTGTAATCACTGGGGATACTGGTAACATCCTTGGGGTTGATCTTCACGATCATCACACGCTCACCACCGAAGCAAGTCAGGTAGGATAAGCCACAGAAATGAAGGCCAGTAGAACAATGGTTTTCACGGACAGGATCGCAGATATTGCGGTCCATCTCCACAACAGCACCTACAGAGTTGTCAATGGTGCCGGTGTAACAGTCCTTGTAATCCTCACGAACCTTCTTGTAGGCCAAGAAACAACCATCAAGGGTCAGAGGCAGGACGTTGGTTTCCATAAAATCATAGAGTTCGTTGATGGCAGTCTGGCTGGGATTGGCAAACAGATTGCGACAGAAAGCCAACAGGGGCTCAGTATCAAATCCATCACGCCAGAGATCAGCAATACGATCAGACAGGACATTGTTGAGAGGTTCCAGGTTCCAGTAGACTTCCCCAGTTTCCTTATTGAACCACAGTTCATTGCCTGTGGTAGAGAGCTTATTGGCGATGTTGAAGCGGGTCTCAACATCAGACCAGTCACCACTCTTCTGAGCAGCACGGATAGAGTTGAGAACTTCAGCAAACATTGAGTGGGAGCGGTCCATTGTGTAGTTAACGGCTCCGATTACTGCGGTAACAGAGTCACCAGTCAAGATGAATGCTCCGGTCTTATTACTCATGTATTCCTCCTTTTGTATTATACTGCCTTAGCGGTTGCTTCATTCTCTTTTTCTTCAAGAAGATCCATAGCGGTCATATATCGAACCATTGAAAGCAGTTCGGCATAATCGGCCCTCCAAGTATTGAAGCTAGCAAGAGGGTACTTTTTATCAAACCTGTTCTTTTCGTTTTGAAGCTTGGTAAGGGTTCCGTCCATACTAAGACTAATTCCACGGAAATATTGATTGATGCGGCAAACATCCTGGAACTGAGTTTTAACTGCATCTGACTCGTGAACCATAATCCTAACTTTCTCACAGAACTGAATGAAAGGATGTTCTTTGTAAGACTGGAAAAGAGGCATGTCTAGCATAGACTTATTCATGTTGGGAAGATTGAGGTTGGAGAAAGAAACGTTTGCACAAGACAATTTGTCCAGGAGAGTAGGGGTCATCATGGCATAGAATTTGTCCACGATTTTGTTGATATTAACCCAACTATCCAGATTTTCCTCATCCTTAGCAATGGCTTTCTGCATAGCGGGAGAGCCAGAGAAAATCAGAGCATCCTCTTCGATAAGACCAAGACGCTTCAAGGAAGCCACAACGTTCAAGAAATCAGTAGTATAGCCACTATCCTCATTCAAAGGCTTATTGCGAAGTGTGGGGATATAATACTTAGTGTCAGCGTCCAGAGCCTCATCAGTGGCAGGCATCCAGGCATAGCGCCATTCGCTGTTGGAAGTTCGAAGAGTGGTGAAGGTTTCACGATTGACTTTGGTTCCCGCAATCTTTTCCTTCTTAGGAATCAGAGCCCTAATGTCGGAAGAGGGCTTAATAGTAGCACCACCAAGAACTTCCAGGAACTTAGCGACAGCGGCTTCATAGGCTTCAACAGAATGAGTAGGAGTTCCGTCAATTGCGGCTCCCCCCATCTTCTTAAAGGACACGATATAGCGAGGAGGAGTGTTGCAAAGAGTGCAATCCTTGAAATACTTGCGGTAGAGGGACCTGCTACCACGAGTCTCCACATCCTGGATGATCATGATATCTTCAGCGGGGGTAACCGTGAAATGATCGTAACGATCATCTTCAGAGATAGTCCTACGATGGCCACTGATCTGAAGAGTGGTGAACTTAATCGCCGGGTAATCAGCCTGCTTGATAGTCAGGAAATCAGTGAGAGGAGCAGAGTTCCAATTAAAGTTGGTATTACGAACAATCTGGTAAAGAGGCCCATTATGCTTGAAATGATAGAGCTTTTTCATTGCTTCCCACTTAGTCGGGCAGGCATCAATTTCCTTCTTGATTTCAGCCATCATCTCTGCCTTGACCTTCTCAAGCTTGGTGATAATGTTGGCAGTAGTGATCTTATTCATGGAAAGAGTTTCACGAGAAGCTGCGACTTCAAGCTCACCGATAGGGAAGAAAAGATCCACGCCGGAGCCGTTAAGAAGAGCGGACAGATGCTCATGGCGACCACTAATAGCCGGAACCGTATAGGCAACCACACCCTGGACAGCCCTAGCATTGCCACCCTCTTCACGAATAGCCCAGCCATCTCCCTTAAGAACATACTTAGGCTGACTGATGCTGATAGTCTTACCAGTGATCTTGGGGATGACCGGGAAGTAGCGAAGGGCTACCATGGCCTTATTGGAAAAGTCATAGAAATCGTGCTGCTTGACAGGGAACTGAACCTCAAGACCAGTCCGCTCTCCCGCAGATTCCTCTTCTCCCATCTTTACGATGGTGGGCATCCCCTCTTCCGTGAGGTAGGCAGAGTACACCTTCTTAACGCCAGCAAAATAGGAAGTGACGGTGAAAGAATCAGTGTAGCTGAAGGGGGACTTGGAACCAAGACCAAGGGCTCCAATATACTCATTGGACTGCATCTTGGTGGACTGGAAGTAGCTGGTATAGAGGTCGTAAATGTCCTTTTCTTCAAGACCAGGGCCGAAGTCCCCCACCTTGAAGAAAGGTTCGAAATTATTGGGAAGATGGACCTCGAAAGGCTTTTCCTGATTGCCATTTGCCACATGAGCATCATAGGCATTACAGGAAAGTTCACGGATGACAGCAGTCACCTTGTCGGAATAGAGGCCATCACTGAGGATCTTGAAAGCCTTTGCAGTTGCCTGGATGGTAAATGTATGTGACGTACCAGTCACACCACCCATTTCAAGCTTGTTGCATTCCCCTTGAGTCTTCATGGTTCTCCTTGGATACAGCTATTATACTGGGGCTAGACGAAGTTCTTACCAGAAAATTTTGACCAACCTTTGTGGGATTTTCGTCTACCAGCAGCTACTTTATGCATAGAGAGGTAATTTAGGTCTTGTACCCTACAAAATTCTCGCAGATTAGTAACGGTTTGAGGTTCCCCTGCTGGGTTTAAAAATTGATAAGTTTTTACTGTAGCTTTTAAAGCATTTTGGTAGGCTAAATCCGACAATTTTTGCCCTTTGTACATTTGCCTTAACTTCTCTTTGTTTACTTCTGACAGGGTTTGACCTTGATGGGCCTCCGACATTCTCTTTTTGCTCTCTTCTGAAGCTTTTTTGCCTAAATTCCTGCTCCTCATCTTTTCTTTTAAGGCTTCTGAGACTAGAGAAACTACCCCTCCTCCTGCTCTAAGATTATAGCCTTGGGGCACCATTGTATCTAATTTTATTACAAACTCAACTTCTTTTATGTTTAGCTCTTCTCTGGAATTACACTCACATAAAATTTCCACTGAAAAGTTGTCCCATCCATATTTTTGAATGGCCCAAGCAATGGGCATATTTTTATAGGTGGCTGAAGATAAAAAACGATGACCTCTAACCCTTTTTTCAAGCGACTGAGCGGTTTGACCTACATATTTTTTATTTGTTATTTTATTAGTGATGCAATATACGAGCATGTATCTCCCCATATATTACCCCCTAAAGTTTGTTTTTAAGCTCTTCTCTTATTTTCATTAGAACTTTGCCCAATACATTTTCACCAATTCCATCACATACTCCAAAATGAGTGTCTCCCCAGGTGTTACCTTCGATGAGTTCTTCATCTCCAGTCTGGAGCAGGAGTCTCCCTAGGGTAGGATTTTGGGTAAATTTTGCCAAGCAAATCTCATACATGACCTGATTTTTAACCTCTTCCCAATCTGCACGAAGAGGGAGGTTCTTTCCCAGACGCTTGGCCTGACCGGGTTCAAGTTCCAAGAACCACAATTTTTTAGTGGGGTCAAAGGTCTTGGAAGCCTGATAAGCGGCTTCTGAATTACGATAGGTGAGTCCTTCATAGACCACCTGACTGATCCAAAAATTGGAGAGGAAGCGATAGTAACCTGAAAAAGAGTTAATCACGCTTGTACCCCAGTTCCAGAACGGCATACTTATAAAGCTGAAGGATCAGTTCGTTTCTGGGGTCCATAAAACCAGGGAGCGTGGACTGAACCACGGGACATCCATGCATGTAATCTGCTGTGAACTTATCCAGAGCAGCAAAGAGTTCTTCCTTTTTCATTTCCATTTAACCCCTCGCATTCAAAAGAATATTCAGCCCCATCTCATAACCCTCTTCGGAGAGGCCCAGCCCCTTGGCTTCCATATCAGCAGCCATCTTAGCATACCAAACACGAATGTCATGGTCCCTACTTTCCTTAGTAGGATTGAGAATCTTTTGAGCTTCTGGAATAGAATTAGCGAAGCCTAAGATTTCATATTTCCCATATTTGTTGTAATCACCTTCGTAGCCAGTGATAAAACGATCTCCACCAAACTTACTGTGAAGAACAATGAAAGGCATGATGCGAGAATCCATATCAGAATTCCCAGCAGTAATAGTAACGAGCGTGACCCAGGCTAATGCTAGAGAAGCTCTTGCTTCCAACATATTTCCCGGTTTTCTTGGAAATCTTAGCCTTGACCACACCGTTGAGAGGCTTGTCCCAATCAATGATCCATTCCTGGTGGCCCATGCCCAGTTTCTTGGTGGTATCGGCATGGTGTTCGTACTCAGTAAGCTCCAAGTAGAGGTAGGCGGGGGTTTCCTTGATAGCCAAAACCTTTGCTGGGTGAGAATCTGAGCCATAGCTAATGGTGGCCTCAAGGCCCTCGTGGATGTCCATTTCTTTGCCGTTGATTAGCATAATGTGAATCTCCCTATGCCTATTATACCGAGCATAGGGAGATTTCATACTAATTATTTTTTAATTTGTTGCCACCACACTGGCAGGTAGTTTAAAGGGGCTAATACTGATTATTCTACTAAAAATTTTATGCTAGAGTTGTCATTCAAATGATGCAAGGCTTTAATGGTTTTGTAATTTCCCTCTAGCTCTGCTAGCTCAAGAAATATACTAAAATGGGCTTGTACATGAGCGGCCATTAGTTTGCGCCTCTCTAATTTAATTCCTTCAAGGGCCTTAATCATGCGCTGATCGTCCGTAGCCATTCCGCCCTCCGTAATGAAGCCTACAAAAGAGGAATGGCTACTGATTTATTTTATTTACTTTCCAACCACGCCTTCGGCTAGAATACGAGTTACTCCATTGCCATGCCAGGGGGTCTGGACTACACGATAACAGTCCTGTCCATCAGCATCCTGGTAAAGAGCAACATTGATGGCCCCATTCCAAGAAGCGGCGGTAGTGGAAAGACCTGAATTTTTGGTGCCACAACGAGTAACCCCGCCTCGGCTACCCTGCATTACTCCGTAAAAATGACTCATACTTGCTCCTTTTTATCCGTTTCCGGAGGAATAGTTCGATGTCCAAACTTTGTAGCAACAGACCACTTACTTTTATAGTCATCTGGGTGAGTGATAGTGGCTAAAACCTGTTTACAGTGAGAGCATTCCATAAACCGCAGAAGGGATGTGTGGTCATCTGCATCCTTTGGGGGCAACCAGTCTTCAAGTAAAACGTGGTATTGATGACCTTTAAAATAACAAAGTAGTCTCATTAGGACGTAGCTCCTGCATTCATTATACTAGACGGATTAAGATTTCATTACAAGTATTTTTGATCAAGTCACAATACTCATGAGTGCATAAGAAATTTCTCTCTCCACCAGTTCTTTAAGACACTCTTCTTTCCATACTTTACCACCAAAATCAGTGGTCAGAAGCTGTGTTCTGAGTTGGGATGTAGTCATATCTTTTGGTTCCATGATTACCTCTTCCCCCATACTATACTAGCTAAAAAAGAAAGTTGCCCCAAGAATTTTTGAACTCTTGGGGCAACTATTATCTAAATGATATTATTATTTAAATTGATTACTTCTTTACAGGAGCAACCACAACCTTCTTCTCGGACTTGACAGTCTTGGCCTTCTTGCTCTTCTTGACAGTCTTGGCCTTCTTCACTGGAGCCTTCTTAACCACAGCCTTAGGAGCTACGGAAGCCACAGAAGCGGCAGGCTTGACAGCAGCGGGGGCCTGAGCGAAAGCTAGGGTTCCAGCAGCGAGTAGTAGGACTAATAGGGACTTCTTCATTTTGACTCTCCTTAAAATGGCACACAGGCCGGTAGAGGTACTTACTTATACTGCTATTTTTATGCCAAATTTTATAAACTGATTTAATTGAAGTTACTTTATTTTCCTGTGCTTCCAAACCCTCCTGTGCCGCGAACTGCATCACTAGAGTTGCATTTTGCACGAGATATTGGAGCGAATACCATCTGAGCAATACGATCCCTAAAAATCTCTATCTAAGAGAAGTTCACCAGTTTTGGAGTAATAATCGCTTCTGCATTCATGACAAAATTCAAGTTTACGCGCCTCTGGAGTCGCATTCCTATTTTGGAGTCTAAAATCTAAAGCATTACATATAAGGATTCAAAATTTAGTTTCCGGTGCTGCCGAATCCCCCGGTCCCCCTATTTGTAACTTCCAAGGAATCAACTTCTTCAATCTCAAAATGAGAAGCTGGCATTGGAACTATTTGTGCAATCTTTAGTGGTAACTCCAGGTCAGGAGCAAGTTTATCTACTTTTCTAAGGGCCACAATGATGTTTCCAGTATAGCTCTGATCAATTACTCCAAGATTGTTAGCTAGCATGTAGCCTGTTTTTGAGATTGAACTTCTGGGGACGAGCGCCAACCACCAGCCTGGAGTGGGTTGAATTTTGATGCCTGTGTCGAAAAACTCCACATCTCCAACTGTTTTCAGCTTAGAAATTATCGTAATGTCATAGCCAGAGTCTGAGATATTAGTTTTACTAGGTATTTTTGCCTCAGAGCTTGTTCTCACACATTTAAAGGTCGCTAAAGTTGTGCCGGGGCCAAAAGAAGGGAGCCATGCGGCTAGTCTTCTAAAGAGTGTGTATTTTCTTTCTAATTTGAATGAGGTATTGCTGTAGATTCTACCTAAAATGTCAAGAGCATTGGACCCAGCATACTCTAAGTGGCAGCAAGCCCCTTTAGACAGAGATGAAGAAACACCCAAGAAGGCTTGAAGGCTTTCAAGAAACTCTAATGATCCAGAAGCGAAACTACACCTAGGGTAGTTATAGAACTCCTTGTCTTGAGTCACACAACCATCTCCATCAAAAAATCCGGCTACGAAAGAGAGGGTCAATTCCGGGGAGAGCAAGGGAAATTTGATACCAAAACACTTTTTACCGTGTGAGCCTAATCCAAGATGTGTGATGACATCTGAAGCAATCTGAGTCGAGTTAAAAGTTAGCCCACAAATGTCCTTGTTTTTCTTTGAGATAACGGGACCACACTGGGACCAGTTAGCAATAGAGGTTAGAAGATTATAGCTAGATTCATCAGATTCTTTTAAAGAAATGTTGACCGCCCCCTTTCCTATAGATCCGTCTGAAGCAATTAACCCCAAAACATAGGCTTTTTCGTGAGTGTCTATAACAGAAAAGAGGGTGTCATCAAGTGGGTATTTCATGTTGGGATTCTTTCTTCCAGAAAATTTTAAGGTTCTTGAGCAAAATAAACATATGTCCTTGCCTTCGTTGTTATTTCTAAACCTGAGGGCGTCCTTGTAGGGGTAATTATATTGGCCTCTACATTTATCAGATACTCCAAAGTCACAGGTAACGGTGACTTTGGAGTGAGAGCCTTTGGTCAGGTATTTTACTTCTTCTTTTATCATTTCTAGTCCTTATCAATGATTCCTCTACTAAGGACTAGAAAGTTATTTAACCACATTTACTGTTACTGAAAGAACAGGAAGTACAAAGTTCTGTTAGACATCCAGATTCGCGTCTAAATTCAAGCGGTTCTCCGCAATCAGGACATACCTTACCCTTAGCTTTTTCTTTTTCAATAACTTCTTCATCCGGAATGTACTGCTTTAAAACTCTAGCAAATACAGCAGGAGCATCATACATATTGGCTATATTAGATTTGGATAATTGTTCAACAATATCCCCAACAGAAACACCATTTCGTAAAGCTAAAGAAATCATACGACAAATAGTGATAATATCTCCGGCTGGAAATCTCTTTCCAATGTCATTAATCTTCAATTGATCTTCTTCATCTTCTGATAGCTGAACAGCTAGGGTGTAATGACCTCTAGACTTCTTTGTAAGTGTGGCTAAATGATACTGAGTGGGTAGGCTAAGTCCATCTTCGAGACCACCAAAGACCTCAATAGGTTTGCCATCCACATTACCAACTAAGATCATGTAGTTCTTGTCCTTATACCTAGTCTTATGGATGTCGGCTTGAGTTACTTTGGGTCTTGATACTCTCTTATTGATGCCCACATCTTCCTTGATGGCATTTAGAACACCAGTGCGGCATCCATCACGATAAACAGTGAACCCTTTGCAACCATATTCGTGGGCCATCTCATACAAGGCTCTTACATCTTCAACAGTAGCAGTAGATTTGAGGTTAGTGGTGATAGAAATAGCGGAATCAATGTATTTTTGCATCTCTCCCTGCATACGAACCCTAGTTCTGGGGTCAACATCTCCAGCTTCAACAAAAATTCTCTTAATATCCTCTTCAGTCCAACCAGCATCCCTAGCATTTTGAATTGCTTGATGATAAATAGTGTACACAATCACTTCTCCGGTACCCTGCACCTTAACATTTCTAGTGCTAGCTCTTAGGAAAGTGGGTTCAGAGCCCGAAGAACAGTTAAACATAACAATACTCATGCTTCCATTGGGGGCTTGAGTCAAAAGTGCAACGTTACGAATGCCATATTTCTTAATGTCATATTGAATAGCCTTGGGGAGTCTCTGAATGAAGGGGCAATTCTTGTGTTTTTCCCAATCAAAGGCCAAAAATGAACCTTTTTCTTTAGCTAAATTAACAGATTCAGAGTAGGCTATATCTCTTAGGAAGGAATAAAGAGTCTTAACGAAGGCGATAGCTTCTTCTGAGTCGTAACGGAGGCCAAGAGAGGCCATAGCATCAGACAAACCGGTGTTTCCTAGACCAATACGGCGCAATAGAATGGCCATAGCCCTTTGACTTTGAATTGAAAGGCTGGCAGCATCAATTCCTTTGATATTATCCTGAGCCCTAACTGCAAGACGTAGGACTTTTTCATAGAGAGAGAAGTTAAAAGTGGCTTCTTTAGTCCACGGATCTGTAATGAAAGCCGGTAAATAGTGGGTTCCTAGGCAGCAGCTATCATCAGCAGGTAATGGCTGCTCACCACAAGGATTTGTAGCGACAACTGCAAAGTCTAAGTCATAAATAGTTGTCTCTTCCCCGGTCATGGGGTCAATAAAGGTAAACTCTGGTAGTTGTCCATAATAATCTGAGGTAGATTCTCTAGAGATGTGATCCCAAAATAGAATTCCGGGTTCCGCAGATTTCCAAGCGGAGTGCATAAGAGTGGACCAAATACTTTCAGCACTCACTTTCTTAGAAACGGGAGCATATTTGCTGGCATCACCGACAAAAGTAAATCTCTGTTCATAATCTGTCTTATTCTTGACAGCAGCCATAAATTCATCAGAAACCATGACCGAAACATTTGCGTAAGAAGTGGATTTCACTCTATCCGCAATCGCGGCATATTCTTCATCATTGATGTCAATGCCCACTGCTGCTAGTTCTTCAAAGAAGGGTTGAAGGGGTTTGTCCATCTTCATTTCAATGAACCTAGTAATATCAGGGTGATGAACCGTCATACACTCCATTAAGGCCCCTCTGCGACCTTCTTGTCCAATAAGACCTGTTACATCAGAGAAGAAAGGCATGAAGCTAGCGGCCCCCGTAGAGGTCTTTGCAGCATTGTTTGTGAAAGCACCATAAGGACGTAGATAATTTAAATTAATCCCACACCCACCACGGCTAGCAAAGGTTCTAGCCATGTACTTTGCAGTATCAAAGATAGATTCTAGAGAATCCTTAGGGCTTGGAGCAACAAAGCAGTTACTCACAGAGGCTTTTACATAAGGATTTCCAAGAGCATACATCCCACTACCTTGTGGGGAGTATTTCCAGTCTTGAAGAATATAGAGAAACTCTTTATACCAGTAATCGAAGTCTTTATTGGTAGGGTTTGTTCTAATTTCTTCATTAGCAAGAGCTACTGCTTCTCTTTCCCAGGTGTCCTCAGGAGTGCTTTCTAGACAAGTGCCATCTGAAGAATGAAGGGCATATTTATTAACCCAAACATCTGAAGCAATTGCAGCGGTATTGGTAGTGCTACCTTTTGATAAATACCAGAGGTAACAGCTTGCGTAACTTTCTGCTTTACTTTGTTGTTGAGAAGTAGGCTCTACAATCCTTTTATCCTTTAGGTATTCCGACACCAACTCTAGGAAGGTCTGACTCACTGTGTTGCTCCTTGCGTGTAATATGCTATGAAAAAGTCAAAAATTTGATGGTTATCATCTAAGTAAAATAAGCAATTTTATGTAATTTCCATACCGGACATTTTTTGCTATTCTGTGTCGCCTATAAGCTCTATACCGGTAGGCATTTCATAATCTTCTGGTTCCATGGCATTTACCACTACTTTTTCATCAGCGACCTCTACCATCTCAAGAATGTAGGTTATGAGTTCATTTTCTTGTTTTTTGAATTTAGGGTCATCTAGCAGTGGGTCTTTGCCAAGAAAATCCAAAGCCCTATATCCACTGAGAGCGTGGGGAAGCTCATCCCCCCTCTCATCATAAGCACGAGCCTCTTCGACTTCTTCCAATAATTTCTTAGCAACATCCTCTGAGTTTGTAGCAAAACCAGAACCAACAGCTATAGAATTCTGAATGAACCAACCTTGCCACGAATTAGTGACTGTGGGAGTGTTCCTATCTAAGAAATCTTGTAGAATAGCGAGTTTGTTAGACATAGAATCAGTTGGAGAAACTTTTAGTGAGGAGCGAGATACAGAACGATCATCTATAATGTTCAATCTAGCCAACTCAGTAATTAAAGCATACTTTTCGTGATAGTTAGGCTTCTGGTGCATAGGTAGACATCTACATTCTTGCGCCAACTGTTCTTTAATCTCATCCTTTGTTCCAAACATCAGAATGTAGTCTCTTTTAAGAGAGGCTGCATCAGCATCTAAATTGGAGGAATCAAATTCTTTGTTAGTGGCAAAAAACCCCTTCAATTGGGTCAATACCTTCTTCCTAAATCTCCAGCTAGAGTTCATCAATCTTTTTCTGAAAATAAGATCGTTATATTTAGGAAAAGCAGCATCTCTAAAATGAAAAAAGTTTCGTTTGTCAATTACCTTAGGACCCATTGGGATTTCTTTAAGCTTTAGGCTTGCCACTGTCAATTACCTCTTTGAACTAATACTCTTGGACCACAGAGTTTTTACAGCGTTGTCCACCATCTCTACAGAAATTCCTTCCATACAAGCATGACAAGGATTCTCATAGACTTGACCCTCTGGATTGATGCAAGGGTCTTTAGGGTGCTGGGATATGGCTGGGTCTTCACGGAAACATGGTTGACAAGAGAGACCTAGGCTAATATTGAGATTGTTAGAGTAGCCTGCGGCACTCCATTGAGTAGATCCCCATAGGATGACTGCTGGAGTGCCAAATAGGTGAGTAGCATGGTTGGAGAAGGAATCAACTCCTACATGCATTGTAGCATTAGCAATCAGGGCCAAACCAGTCATCAAATCTTTACCCATAAAATCTTGAGTTGCTCCGAGGAGCCTTGGATCACTTTCTGCACCAATCTGATAAAATTCAATGTCAGGATTAAGTTTTATTACCTCTTCCCATCTATCTTGAGCCCAGTTTTTGTAAACAGACCAGCCAGCCTTAGTGTGAATGGTTGCATATCTTTTAGGGGTTCCCACTACTCTAGGCAATTTAAGATTTAGAGGTAAAATATTACTTTCTTTGCACCCCATCTCCGCAGCAAAGTAATCAATTAAATGACGCTTCATAGGGTTATTAGGGTAGTCTTCAGCTTGCACAGGATAACCAATCAGGTTCACTACTTTATCACATTTAGCGTGGTCAATAATATCTACATTATAGTCAAATACATTGTCAACACCGGCCATTTTCATTATTGGGCTGAGTTTTTCACCTATAGACTTGTGACAGTAATAGGAAATCTCACATTCCGGATGAAGTTTCTTGAGTTCCGGAATACAATTTAAAGTCATGAGAACATCCCCGATGGCTCCAGGTCTAACGAGGGCTATTTGTCTCTTGTTAATTGATCCAAGCTGACTCTCTAGCATGGTTATTCTATTGTCCCATTCAACATCAAGAACACCAATGGCAGTCTTAGCTTTCTTGGCCCAAGCTAAAGCATTGACAATATCCCCTGAATACTCTGAGCAGAAAGATAACATTCTTAGAGGTTGATCAGCATACTTATTACTTTCTCTCCAAAGAGCAGTGTAAGGGGGAGTCTTTGCCGAAGCTACTAGAGCCATAGCGTGACTCTCAGCAATTTTACCTTGAGCCATGTAAATATAACTTAATTCCATCCAAAATTCGGCCCAAGATGGCTCTTTACTTAAAGCTTCGAGTAAAGTTTTAATGGAGGTGTCAGTGTCACCACTAGCTCTTTCACATCTAGCCTTGTAAAGATAGGCAAATAGCCATTCATCTCTATAAAACTCACCCATTTTAATGCGCTCATCATAATATTTAACAGCGGGAAGCCAATTAGATGCATCCTTGTAGGTGTTGGCTAGGTAGAAAGCACTTCTAGAGGTTGGAGCAGTCTCATGATCCTTTAGTAGAATTCTAAGATTTCTTGCATTAGAATTTTCTCCAGTAGCAGGAGTTGGATCGTGATGAATGACAGTATCACTCAAAATCATAGTAGGAAGATCACCAATAACAGGATACTCGTGAATGGCTCCTTCAAAGTGAATACCATTACCAGTTTTCCACATGCGATGGTGAACCCATCTGTCTCCGGATTCAATTTGGAATCCAAAGACCGTATATTCATTCAAGTAAACTACTCTTCTGAGATTTTTAGGAGGAGAAACAAGAGTATCATCAGCATCCATCCAAATCAAATAGTTAGCTGAGGTTTTATTCTCAATAATGTCCACAAAATGGTTTCGGGCTTTACCAAAATTCCACAGTTTCCAGTCACCTGTTTCATCCTTCTCTGAGGCTTCTGTGTAAGTAGTAAAGATCATTGGATTCTTTCCAGAAGGCCAATTAGCTTTAGCAACTCTCTCAGTGTTATCAGTAGACCCAGTGTCCACAATTACAATACCATCAGCAACTTTTCTGATAGTATTTAGACACTTAGGAAGATCACGTTCTTCATTTTTTACAATCATACCAACATAAATCTCAGGCTTTTTCTTGATGGGCTTGAGAATTAGGTCTCTTTGTCCTCCACCCTCCATAGGACGTTCCCATTCAATGGTAAATAGGTCTTTAGCTTGAACTAAAAGTTCTAAAAGGCTAGTTAGAGAATGAAAGAAAGGGTGAATTGTGTAGTGCCCTGTGGTTAAATCTCTTTCAAATCCAGACACATCATGCTGCGGAAGACGAAGGAAAAGCACACCATCATCAGTCAGCATTTTCTTCATCTTCTTTAGGGCAGCAAGAGGGTTGTAGAGGTGTTCGAACATGTGAACCATGGTAATTAGTTGAAATTTATCTGTATGGGTCCATTCTGCAATTTGCTCCTCAGATATATTTTCAAAATCAGCCATAAGCATGGGAACATCTAGTGCCTTAGAATATTCCGGCACGATTTCAATATTGTCCATAGCATAAGATTCACATCCTAACTCTTTAAAACAGTAAGCCAAATAAGGATATTTGGCTCCTATGTCTAGAGTCTTTATAGGGCCACTAAACCAACGAGAGAAAATATTTGTGGCCAAAGCTTTGTTGATGTCTTTCTCATAGTCTGACATGAGATGACCCGTAAAACCACCCTCACTATCCTTTTCGTGGTCTGCTTCATATACCTTGGGAGGCATAGGAGATTGAAACCAACATCCACAAAAAGGACAGTCCCAGTAAGGGGTATCCTTATATTTTGAGGATGCTTTGCTACGACAGATAGGGCATTCGGCCATAAATATTCCTTCAAGTAGTTAGTTAATACTCAGCAGGAGATCAAAATGATATCCAACTGTTATGGGTGATCGGTCTATTTCCATCTGACCTCTCATTTTTATTGAACCTCTATTCCTATGGGGGTTATCTGCCAAAGCAGCCACTTTCCGATGCAAATCTGAGTTGATGATGCTCAAATTGCCTAGGTAACTAAGGTTTTTATTTCCAAGACTGTTGTCTTTTGCTATAGCTTTTCTTTACGGCGATCCAACCCTTTACGGACTGTGCGACATGTTCCACGATCTAAGAATGTGGCACCGTGCCACATATCTCTTTTCGCCAAAGCAAGTAGGAGGGCGTGATTGGCCATGGTTTCAGGGTTAACTTCACTACCAGTTGAGGTAATAAGCTTTCCCTGAGACACCTTGATAAGACACGGCGCTCCCGTTAATCCCTGAATCATAGCAAAATCCTCGTGAGGAGAAAGAAGTTTTTTCTCCCATACCTTCAAGTGACATTTGTCATAAAAGGGTGTTCCACTTGGATACTGCTCACCAAATGAGATGAGTTTTGGTGATAAATAAAACTCCGTAGCACCTACCGCCGCCAGAGTCTTAAGTCTACGAGATAGTTCTTTACGAACTTCAAGTAGATGACCTGTGATTGGGAAAGTTGAGTCCATACCAATGGATCTGGTTTTCCCTTTCAGATTTTCTAAAAATTTGTTAATAAATTGGGCCGTATTTTTTAACAAATCGCTTTTAACACAGTAGAATTCTCTATCTTCAAAAGCATTTTGAACTACGATGGACATCCCTTTATTTGAGAAGGAGATTCCAATGTCTACAAGTCTTGGATCACGACAAAAATTGATGGATGGATCACCATCATCATTAACAACTTCACGAATTACATCAGAAACTGTAAATGTAAAGCAGAGCAGGAAACGTTTATTTGACTTTCTAACCAATCTACAATTTATAACTCTCCTTAAGTCACTACCTAAGGAGGCCATGTAATCAGCTACCTGCTCTTTTAGGGCCGGATGTAAGGTCAGATCAAGAGGCATGGAGCCTAATCTATGCTCTTTTTTGTGCCTTAGAGGGCCTTTTGCCAATTTTCGGCGGGAAACATACTCTCGGAGGATCTTCTTGGCGTAAAAGGGTTGTTCTGAGAAATGCTGAGCCATTATGGGATCAGTTTGAAGTAGCCCAATCTGAATCTTAGTTCCTTTCTGATCCTGGAATACCAAGTAGTTCCAAATAGTTTGATATAGAAAGAAAAGAGATGCAACCTCCTCAATTCCATCATCTTGAATCCCTAGGGATTTGCGGTGCCTCTGTTTTCTAAGAGAAAATTCGGAATCTGAGAATTCTGTGTTAGAGAAAATTCTCCCATCTTCAATGTGGTAATCTGTTTCCCTACGTTGAATAGGATCAATCCCTTTATTTAGAGAACCCCAGCCATTAAGTGTGGCCCCACGAGCAAATACACAACCATCCCACCACTCCACGGAAGACCAACAGGATTTTTTACGGTGAAACTCTTTCTTTTTGTAGAAAGATAGAGGCTTTGGAAAGACTTTCCCCATATCCTCAAATTTAGAGACAGGGTAGACTAGAAATTCAGTAGTCTGGTGGGTCATCCGAAAAACATCCTCAAAGAGCTTATACTCATTTTAGCTCTGGAAGTTCAAAAAGTCCTGGTCACTTTTCTAGCTCACTAAAGATAAAGAATAAATAATAAATATATTACTCTTTTCTATTCGCTTCAAGACTGTTGTCTTTTGCTATAGCTTATTATAGAAATTTCAAGGTTTTTTCAGGACCTCTTGCATGTAAGTTACTGATTCTACTAGTATGACCACTTCCTGACACCCCCTAAACACCTCTAATTTTGGAAAAAACTCTAATTTTTCGGTGCGATGTGTAAGTCCAGTAAATTCTGATAACCATATTCTCAACCCTAAGATGAGGATCAAAGGAGTTGAGATGAACATCATTACACCTATAAAATATTTGCAATCAGTCATCAGAGAAGACACTCCGGAACGAGTCAGTGCATTTCTTGCCGTAGCCGCTGGACTAGCCTTGGTTGTTGGTTTCCTAGCCATCATTCTAGCCATTACCTATTTTCATCAGAAGCTTACTACCGAACTACTCACCATTTCTGGTGCCTTAGTGACCTTATCCACCTTTAATAAGGTTGACCAAAGTCCTATCATCACTGCCACTAAGTCAGTGACTAGCACAAGTGAGGGTAATACAGTAACCAACACTGTAAATACTAATACTAGCATTGGTGGCTCTGGTCGCGCCCCAACCCCCCTACCTGTGCCTTCCCCTACTCCAACAGCCCCATCAGCTAAAGTAGCCCCTGGAGTTGGATCGGACGATTAATGATCCCACATGTAAAGGACATCATAGAGGTAGAATTGGGCAAACACCAATTCAAATTCCACCGTCTAACCTGGAAAGAGGCCATAGGTCAACCCAGAAATAGAGAAGAGCTACTTGCTGCCGCTTTATCTGAAGTATCTGGAAAGATTATGACTTATGAAGAGGCTTTCAAGGTTATAGTCTCTCTTCCTATCCCCATTCAAGAGAGACTTCACATGATTTACATGGGTTCTCAAGATGCAAGACGCCTGTTCACGGCACCTCTAACTTGGTCTGCACCAGATGCCATGGACTATAAAGATATGTTAGATAAAGAAGAGAAAGCCAGGGACAAAGTGGCTGATGATGCCTCTGCTAACTTCGCTAGTCGTTATGGTCAAGAGGCTCTGGAGGAAGAGCAGGAGTTATCTAAAAAGCTACTCAAACAAACTGGTTATAAAGGTGTTCTACTCCAAACAAAAGCTGAAGTTGAGGAGTTGCAATGAGCATTGGCAACGACTTAATGAATGATATTAGTAATGGAAGCATGGCAATTAAGAGTTCCGCCTATGCTGAGAAAGTTAAGATCAAGGTAACTGATGCCATGGTTGAAATTCTCATGTTTGGAGCTAGAGTTCGCCCCTTACTTCTTAATGGTAAGCGAGTCGGATGGGCCAAAGCCATGTCTTTCAGTGAAAAGAAACAAATTGATACTTGGTACTCGACTGAAACTGAGAGAATTGAGACCACACTCACTCATACTACATCCCTTACTCAAGAAGAGATCGACAGCCTGGATATGGTTGAGCTAAATAGTGTTTTGAGGGCAGTTTTACAACTTAATCTAGCTGATTTGAGTTTATTTCCTTATATTTCAGCCTTTGTATCTACCCAGGCTTCTTTTAATTTGTGGTCCAGCAAATTACACCTTGAACCAAAGACCATAACCCTACCTGATGGGTTAAAACTCAGACAGCTATCAATTCCTGACCATACTATGTTGTGGGCGGCTCTATCTTCTTCAAGAATGGATACTATCAACAGGTTAGAAAACGCTCAAAATGCTGGAACAATAGCCAGAGCTTTCGTAGGAACTGGTGCGGATAACTATAATAATGCCATTAACAAAGCTCTGACTAGCTTGAGGTCTGACTCCATTGACCCATGGATGGAACTCATTAATTTTATGAATGTTAAAGAGTTACAGAATTTTAATGATGGATATGGCCACTCCCATCAAGATAGTTCGGTAGAAGGGCTTATGCGAGAGATGAAGGGCATGTCCGAAGGGGATAAGCATGAGGAACTGATGAATGCTTTCCACCAGACTCAAATAAGAATGGAAAATGAGAAGATAAAACAGATGAAAGAACTGGCTAAGAGAAGAAGAGCCTTGGATGAGGTTGATGAAAGCACCTATATTATCAGAACTGCGGTGGAAGTGAAGAAAAAAGAAGCTTTATTGAAACAACAGAACTATGGTTGGGTATTAGATCAACAGAAGCAACTTTTATTAGACCAGGAAAGTGGTCCTCCTCAGAACCGCTGGTCAAAATATTTGTAATTTACAGAACAGTGATATTAAACCACTTTTAGAAGGAGACTTTTGTGGCCGGTAGGAAAAGAAAAGTAATACCAACAGTTAAAGTTGAAACAGAAGAACCTAAACCAGAGATAGTGTTAACTTTAGATCAAATTATTGCTGATTTACAAGGCTTTGGTATTGAAGATACCGAAGAAATGATCACCTTAAAGGTTGGGGGTAAGGTTATTAACCTTCGTCTGGCAAATATCCCCAGTGAGGCTGAAATTCAAGCTCTCTATTCGGCTGAGGAACTAAAAGGACATGCTTGGGTAACTCGTATCAAGTGCGAAGTGCTATCCAGGTCCATTAGTTGGGTTAATGGCTGGTCTTTGAAAGATGCCAACTCTATTTTCATCGTTAATCCGATGACTGGAGTAGAAGGCAATATTAGACCAGTTTTAAGGGATCTAATTATGGGTTGGGGTCAGGAAACCGTTAATGTTTTGTGGAAAGTGTTGATGGTTCACTGCCAGAAGATTGAAGATAGACTATATGAGTCGTTACCTGATGTCTCGGTTATGACAGATGTAGAAAAGAGATTCTTCCAGAAGGCCCTAGAAGAAATTGACCAGATCAACAAGGAGATTTTAAAGGATACTATTGAGTCTGCTGTAGAGATGGAGTAATATGGCCAGTAATGCCCAACAAATTAAAGATTTAAACGCTGTTGTTAGAACTCTATCTGAAAATGTAGATGGAGTTAATAAGTCTATATCCAAAATTGCTGAGGCATTAGGGGATTCTGTAAAACCGGCTAAATTATTGGGAAAAGAGCTAAAAAATCTAGGGGAAAGATTAGAAGATACCCTGGATGAAGCTGATTCAATGCAAGATAAATTAAAAAATCTTAGCACCACAGCTAAAGCTATGTCTAGAATTAATTGGATGGCTGGAGCAACAAACACTCAAGCCGCAGCAGCCTTAGAGAAACAAATTGAAGCAGCAAAAACTTTAAAATCAAAAATGGATGAAAGCTCTGTGTCTGCTGGAAAGCTCGATAAGCAGATAGTTATCCTTCAAGGTCAATTTAATAAATTGAAGGGAAGTGTCAAAGATGTAAAAGATATGACAGAAGAGGCACTCAACCCGGATCAAGTTACTGAGCTAAAAGAAGAATTAGAAAAAGCATCCAATGAAGTTAAATCCTTTAGTAGAAGTATATCCACTATTGATTTTAAACGAAGCAAAGTGGCTATGGAAGGTTTCGGTTCTTCTATGACAGGTATATTTGGCGGAGCCTTAGGCACCATGAAGATAATGGATTCCTTCGGATTTAAAAATTTAACTACTACTTTGCACAAGATGAAAGTGCAGTCAGCAGAAGTTAAAAAAAGTATGGAAAGTGGAGAAGGAAAAGCAAAACAAGAAGAAATAAGAAATATTTTGTCCACTGGAACAAAAGAAGAGAGAAAAGCCGCACTAAAGAAAGCTCAATTAGAGTCCGGAGTTGACCCCCACTCGGCTAAAGGATTTGCTGATTCTATGTTAAATAGACTTATGGCTAAAAGGGTGGAAGGAGGAAAAGGACAAACTTTAACTAAAATGTTTGCTCAAGGTGGAGGGTCCATTACAGAAGGTATTGGAATGAGTTCCATGATGGGAATTACCAAATTTTTAGGCCCAATAGGAATGGCTATTACTGCTATAGGAGGGTTATTGGCTGCTTTTGGTGCTGTAGGAGATAGAAGAAAAGGTACTTATGAAGCCCTAGGTAAAGGTGGTCTACTAGGAACTGGTGTGGTACCTAGAGAAGCCTATAATAAATTACAAGAACAACTTAGTGCTAGAGGTGCTGGTCCTGGGGGGCAGGTTCCTGGTAAAGATTGGTTTGAGAGTAGTGTTATGGGCTTAAATTATGAAAAAAATATGGCCACTGTCAAAGCTCTAGTAGAAAATGGTATTGGGGTTAGTGCCATTGGAAATAAGAATGCTTTTGCTGAATTAAAGGGGGGACGAGCTACTACAATGATGGGCGGAATTATGAGAAATGCCAATTATTTTGGTCATAATCTCGGGATGGCACCAGAAGAGTCGGTAGCATTGACAGTTAAGGCCATTGGTGAATTTAATATGTCTTTTGGCGAGACAGAGGATCTATTTATAAATATTAATAGGGGGGTAACTGCTGCGGGGGTATCAACCACTAAATATTTAGGAATAATTGATAATATTGCTGGCCAATTTAGTAGGTTTAACAAAACTATGAGTGAAACAGTTATCATAATTACCGCTATGGGAAGGTCCGGAAAATACACCGCTGACTATATCCAAGAAATGGTAGGATCACTTATTGGTGGGGACAAAACTGATGAACAAAGAGCTTTTGGTTATAGTCAAATGTCAGAAGAAGACAGAAGAGGATTAGCAAGAGGTTATCGTGAGCAAGCTAATGAAGCTGGAAGACAGCTTACAAAGGCCACTGGAGTTGATTTAACAACAATCTCACCAAGAGAGCGACATGCTTTTATGGATAAATATCACAAAGATGAAAAGTTGGGTCAATTTGTCTCTCAATATGAACAAGCACAGTTAGCAGCAGGAACTTGGGAGACAGCCGTTGGTAAAGAAGGAAATGCTGGTGCTTTAGCAATGGCAGGAGCGGCACAAAATTTAGGAAAAACCCCTAGAAGTGAGATGGCCGCTAATATATCTCTCATAAACACCCTTATGAAAAATAGAGAAGGTGGAGAAGGTGGTGACTTGATGGATGTGTTAAATCCTGAAAAGATGCAGGGAATATTAGCTGACNNTGGATTTGGTAAGAAAGCTAAGATGATGGGAGTTGAGCCAGAAACTCTTGCAACTACCCTTAAGGATGCTCTATTACAAGCCGAGGGAGCTTTTGAAGATACAAAAAAAGAAGCCATGATGAAGGAAGAATTAAAAGGTAAAAAGGGAACACCTGAAGAAATTGCAGCAGCTAAAGTAAAAGTTGAAGAAAAGTTTGCAGCTAGAACCCCTGCCCAAAAACAAAAAGATTCTGAAGAATTTGCAGCGGCTATGAGGCAGGGCAATTTTGGAAAATTAGCTGGAGTTGTAACTGATGCTCAAAGAAAAGAAGAGGAACAAAAAGCTGAACAAAATTTTAAAGTTATTCTAAACCCCCTTGACTTTATCAAAAACACCTTAAAGGCCATGCTTGATAAAATTATTGAAATGTTAACAGTTGTGGTTGACTGGTTTAACCACACTCTATTTGGAAGTAAAGAGGAAAAAGCTAAGGAAGTAAGGGAAGAATTAACAGGCAAGGGTTACTCAGTAGAATATGGAAAGCAGGTAATGGCTGAGGCAAGGAAAAATCCAGCATTTAGCAACTTGGATGAGGGACAACAAACATATCATAATCAAAATTTATCCGATTTTAAAAAATTAAATGAAAATTATGAAAATTTAACAGCAGATGAGCTTAGAGCATTAGATAGATTAAAGATGGCTCTGGCTGCGGGGTCTGTAGATAGTAACCTAACCCTGTATGATAAAGTCATAGAAGAAGGTAATACTTATAGATTACTTAAAGCCAACAAACCACAATCAGGGGATGCTTCTCAAGCAGCCGCTGAAGCAGCAGATAAAAAGAATACAGAAAGAAAAGAAGCAGACAGGGTTGCTGCTTCTCAAGCTGAGTTAAAAAAGGGGGTAGTTGGTGCTGGTAGCGATGCACTAGCCCTTGACTTCTCTCCCGAGCAGTGGG